ATTTGAGTAGCTTTAGATTTACCAATAGATGCCATGAACGGAGTTTCGTCACGGGTAATCATTGAAATGAAGTTAGCCAAGTCCTCACGTTGTGAGACGTTAGCGTTTGAAGTACCTGAAGTTACAGGACCAGTAGGTGCGCCAGTTGCGCGACCGCCAGTAGTTACAGCCATTTAAGACCTCCATGTTATATTAATATGATGTAATCATTTACATCTTTCGCGATAAAGAATTCGCTGCGTATTGTTTTAGGAAGGCATCCTGATCTTCCTTAGATGCATCCTCTCGGAATGCACGAGCTTTAATCATTTTTTCTTTGTCAACTTCTTTGGCTTGCTTAGTCTTAGCTTTCTTTGTAGGTACAGCTTTCTTAGTTGGAACTGCCTTACGTTTTGCTTCGCCTTTAGCTACACCAGTTTTTAAAATTCGATAATCATTCAGCACACGAATGACATCAGGATCCATGATTGAATCGACTAGATACTCTGGCAATCCTACGTCTTCACTTAATGCGAATTCGCGAATCTGTTGTGCCATGTCTTCATTGAACCCTGGAACTTTTTCTTCGATCACCTCCGAGAAATATTGCATGTTGGTTTCCCATTCTTGCTGTGCTTGCAATTCTTTTTGTTGAGCAAGCTGCTCTTGTAGGTTTTCACGTTGTTTACGAGCATTCCAGTATTTGCTCTGGGCTTGCTCACGTTGATCTTTAAGCTCTTCTAATTCGTATCGATCACCCTCATCTCGGGCTTTTTGAATCTTAGCTTCAATCTCATGATATTCTTTTGAGTATTGTTGCTCTTGACCCATCAATACAGCAGCTGAAGCTTCTGACATTTGTTGCACTTGAGATAACGCTTGTTGACGTTCTTCCTCTAATGCTTGTCGTGCTTCACCAAGTTCTCGACCCTTTTTAGATAGCGAGCTGTCAGTTTGATATCCTTTAAGTAAGTCTGCAAATGAAACATCTACTTCTTCTCCATCAATCTTAACACGGACTAAAGCGTCCAAATCTAAATCGTCTGCTGTAAAGACATCAACATCTTGGGTAGGGGATTCTTCCTCTTCGGATTCATCGCCATCCTCATCTGACTCTTCTTCAACTTCTTCTTCAGATTCCTCATCACTAACGGTTTCTTCAGACTCTTCTGGGTCTTCTTGTTCGTCTGAATACTCCGGATCAACTTCGGGAATCTCCTCATCGGGTAGCGGTTCCTCAGTCTGCGTAAATGCAGAATTTCTCAGAACGGCATCCAGAAGATCGGCTTCAGTTTGACCATTGGTAACATCTCCGTGATCCATTTCGGGTACAGTTTGATCATTACTCATAATTTATTCTCCTCACTCAGCAGCTTTTTTAGTAGCTGTTTTCTTTGTTACTTTCTTCACTGGAACCTCAGCAGGTTTAATGCTAGGTTTTTCTGGTACTACTTTATTGTTGTAGACTTCTTGAAGATAATACAAAGAGTGCAAATGCTGTGAGTTTAGCTTTGCCTTACCAGAACTACGCATTGCGTCAAATTCAAGTAAGTTAATCATTTCGTTTACATTTTTAAGTAGCTTTTCATAATCTACTACTCGATTAGTTGTTGTCATTATTTGTGTCCTCTCCTAAATAATTTACATTCTTACCATACGTCTCGTATTGAACTAATCGAGACTTTACATCCCCCAAAGACAAAACACAGGAGTATATGAATTCACGTTTCTTATTCTCATGTGGTTCTGTGTTTAGGAATTGTAAAAAGTAATCTGTTAATAGTTCGCCATATGCACCATCAAAGAAGTGTTCACGTTCTCTATTTGCAAACTCTGCTTTAACTAATGCTTCTTTGGCGACAATATCTGGATGCTGACCTTTCAGCTTCTTCTCAGCTGCTCCTCGGTACTTTTCCATTTATTCTCCTATTGTTGTTGCATCATAGCCATCATTTCTTCTTCTGATGGTTGTGCTTGTTGTTGTGTTGGTTGTGCTTGTTGTTGTGCTGTAATATCAATAGCTTGTTTAGCCATCATCAATAACTCTTCAAAGTTAGGTGTTGGGGGAATTTGTGCTCCCTCTTTAACTGACTTAATAGCCAGTTCAGCCCATTCTTGTTGATGTCTATCCATAGCAACAGCAAGCTGTTTAATGTTGTCATCCGATGTATTCTTAGCTTGAGCATGAGTGTAAGACACGTTAGCTTCTTGCAAAGCTAAATCAGCAGCAGCTTTCTTTTGAACCATCTCTTGTTCAGTCTGCTTAGCTTTAGATTGCTGCTCAAGTGATTGAGCTGCCTTCTGCTTAAACTCATCATTGGTATAGTCTTCTAAGAAATCGTTAGAGTCAATACCCATTGCTTCCATAATCTTAGTTGCTAATACTGCAGGGGCTTCTGGTTTAACAACCATACCTGCACCTGCTTGATTGAGAGCAGGAAGAATTTGTTGACCAACCATGTTTAGTTTATCAAGCTTATTCTTATTAGAGTTTTCACCTAAGTCTAAGAATACTTCCACATCAAGATCATAAGGTAATGTGTCAGGATTAACTGTTGCATAAATACCTTGATAGTGGAATTTCATTTCTTTCATACAATCACGCATTGTAGCGTATACACCTTGACATAAACGTTTTAGACCTGTCTCAGCAAAGCGACGGGCAATGTGTTGAATACGTTTCTGTGATGCAGATTGTACAGCAGCTACTTTCTGCTCAGAGTTACCTGATACATACAAAGTATCGTTAAGACCCTGTGCAGCCTTAGACATACCTGTAGCTTGCTCTTTAATTGTTTGTAGATGTTGTAGTAGTGGAACTGTACCAGTACTAATAGTATCTGGTTGTAGTTGTGCCACAGCTGCCGCAGGATTACCATTAGTAGGAATAATCTGCTTAGGCTTCATATTCTGCAATGCAGAGAAGTCTACAACATTTGGATCAGCAAGCTTAGGTGAGTAGTTGGTAAGATATGTGTTTTCAACAAAACCACGTAAGACAGCTGTAGCTGCCAAAGTAGAACTACGGGTAAAGTCTGCAATAGACAAACCATAGAACTCATGAGGGATGTCAATAGGAGACAAAGATGCAAGAGGTATCATACTGCAATCTTCTTCAACCAAGATATGTGTACCCGCTGTAATGAAGTGCTTTAACTCAGCAACACCATCACCATCACGATCTACACGCAACCAACATTCTGTTACAGTAACCTCACGGTTAGCTTCTAATGGAGCATCAAACTCACTAAAGTCTGTCAGGTAGTTTTGACCTGTAACAAACTTACGAGCTGCCATATCCTGAGAGTAACGTGCAGCACCTAACCAAGGCTCACCTGTCATCTCTTCCCATTCATCTTCAGCGATGTTCTCAGCTACGTCAGGGTAATACTTACGTATTTCCGAGCGAGTCATCTGTGTTTGCACACCTACAAAAGTAGCATCATCTAAAGATTTAGCATCACGAGAGATACGGAAGTTCTCTGGTGGTACGTTGTCAATCTTAACACGAGACTTATTAATCTTACGCTTTAATCGAACATTAATGTAAATTAACTCAACATTATTTTCTTGTGAGTTAAAGACATCAACATCTGATGTAGCAGAGTTTTCAAATTCAAGATCACCTACGATCTCGACATTCTCATCTGCTAGGATTTCATCTAGTTTAATTTGAGAAATACGATCATATTCCTCAAACTTATATTCATAATCTTCAATGTAGTCCCAACGAACAATACCATTTTTCCACAACAGTGAAGACTTGATCCATGTCTGAATAATCTCCCAACCATTATTTTGTTTAAAGATACAATAGTTGGTAATCATAGATGCATCACGTGCAGTCTTAAAACTATTTGGTGCATCTGTATAAGGTACAAACCTTGCAAGCTTACCATTGTTTAAGAACAAATCTGCTAACACAGAGGTGTAAGCTTCTACAGTTTCAGTTGTAGATGTATCTACTATAGATGATACTCCATTTGGAGTTAAGTGACCAACAGGCACACCTGCATATTCATAAGTAGACTTCTGTCGTTCTTGGGTTAGGTCAGAACTATTTAACCAATCACCTAATGAGTTCTGTACTCCAGTCTCAATTAAGTTGACAATTTGTTCATCAGTAACCTTTTCTTTATAACCTTGTGGACCTGCCATTAGACAATACCTCTTCCGGTAATAATACCTTTGGTTTTCTTCAAATCAGAAGACGTGTATTGCCCCTGCTTTGGTGTTGTAGTAGGTTTCTTTTCTTTAGTCTCTTTAGACTGCTCAGAAACCTGTTGTTCGTTGTAACGCATTGTTACCTCCTATCTAACTATCGACATAACATAGTCCATAAGGGAGTCCCGATATGGCTGCGAGTCTAGACATAAATACAAATTAATGCAGGTACGTCGAGACTCTCTTATAGATTATGTTGAGTAGCATACTCTTCCCACGCAGTATGCTAGTGCGCTGAGGACAATTGGGAAATAATGCTTCAGCATTACAGCTAAAGACTGATTCATAACCAATTAGAATCATCAGGAGACCAGTCAGATATCTTGTGTTTCCAAGATACATTAGTAGTCTGTAGACGATCCCAATGGGTTCTTAATACTTCACATCCCATAGCTAACGCCATGACAGAATCATCGTGTGATCCTGGAGCTGCCTCAGTCTTACCTGTGGCTGTACTAATATAGTCCTTCAGCTCTTGTATCATGATAGGTGACGGTATCCGTACCTCTTCGTTTTCTATCAGATTCTTAAGGTTGCCTATGATTACAGGTTTGGTTGCTGATGTAGTACGAAATCCAAGTCTCTCACCTTCATCGTTACTTACATTAGCAATCTTAGTTTGTTTGTACAGATTGACATACCCCATTGCATCTAGTTTCTGTAGGGTAGCAATACCCATACTATTACTCTCAACACATAAGAATGCATTGTTGTAATACCTAGACAAATAAAATAGTAACTCACCATACAGACTAGGATCTATCCTATTGTCCCTGTATAATGCTACAACCTCATATTTATTATTTAAGACAACAGCTGTTGAGTAGTCTTGTCCTACACCTAAAGCTACGTCAGCTGCCACCACGTAAGGCTGATCCCACTCTGGGAATGCCCACTGGTGTAATCTTCCTTCTTTGTTTTCATCAAACATCTTACTGTTTGGATCCCAGGATGAATACCTTACTGGTCCTTCTGGGATAAGCATATCTAGCTTTTCCAAATTAAAGACATTAGAACCAGAGACAATAAATGCTTCATCAGCAGTGGCAGGATACTCTTGTCGAAACTTAAGTTCCCCACCCTCAGCAATCTTTAATCGTCTCCAGTATAGTTGATCGTTGTCTAATCCATGTTTCTCTTTTAGCTTCTCTTCTTCTAAGCTAAGTTCCATACCCTCTGGTGCTGTACGTCTGTATTCATCTGTCCAGAACCAAGGTAGGAATATGGGTAGATACTCATTCTCCCCTGCTACTGCTCCTTTCCAGAGTCGATAAAACTCCCCTTGTGCACCATTTGCAGTTGATTCAAGGATAACCTCAGTTCCCTCAGCCTGAGATATACCTTGGAATAAACCTGCCAATATCTTTTCATCGTGCTGCCAGAATGCAACCTCAGATAGGTGCGCAATAGTAGGTGTAGTACCCCGACCTGCTTCAGGAGAACCCGCAGTATAAAGCCTGTAACTACTCTTAGCATCTTTGTCTTGAAACGCAGGGCTACGTATGATAATTTCTTTAGCATTTGATCTCTCCTCATCTGGTTTGAGTACCCCCTCCATGTTCTGGATAAGGTTCTTACTCATAGTAAAGAGGGCATCTGATGTCGCACTATCATGCGCCATGATAACAGATCGAGAATGCTGAGAGAAATAACTCTTCCAAAACACTCTGCCTGAACAATAGGTACTAATACCTTGTTGTCTAGCCTTAAGGATTATCGCTCTAACCCTTCCAGTTTCTTTGAGTTGGTTCTCTAATTGTTCTGTGATGTACTTCTGTGCTGAGTTTAAGGTAAATGGTACAAATCCTTGTGTAGCATCTTTGGTTATAATACGGATTTGTTCCTCAGCAAACTTAGCAAAGTCATCTTTATAGGAAGATAAGAGATTTCTTTTCTCTTTCTCCCTAATTAATTTTGTTATTTCTGTAGATTTCATGTAATGTCCTCATGAATTTGGGTACCCCCTTGGGTAAGTTTGGGGGATCTTGGAGTGATGTCTGAGTGTGAGCCTATAAAAGATACAAACTATTCATAGTACCCTATTATAATTTGTGCACCCCCTGATACATTCTCGGGCTATTCTCCGAGGTCTAATCATCATACTGCAGATCCTCAGCATACACTCTTAGAAACTCCTTGGTTAACTCTCTCAGTTATCTCTCAGTGCTCTTCAAGTGGTGGTGTGTTATACTCTCAGTGTCTTCCTTCCTATAAGGGAACATATTGAGAACTAGCAGAGGGAGTTGCGGGATCTTTGGGTGGACTTGGAGTGGACTTAGAGTAACCGAGAGTGATTGAGACACAAGCTCTGTAGTCCATTCTCAGCAGACTTCTAGCATCATCTGTAGTATCTTAGCCTCGCTACGCTGCGGCTCTTGTGTGGGCTAATATAGCTTTTCTTTCAGTTCATACCAAGAGGATCTTATGAACACTTTCAATCAATTCTACTCTCCACAAACTCCTTCAAACGTACCAGTAGAAGACTTACGCTACTTCACAGACACTCTCAATGCTGCTCGCGAAGAGTCTCTCTACATGATTCAAGAAGGTTTCGTCGATGCTGCGTTGAGTCAATACCGTATGGTTATGGACTTCATTGCTCATGACGCTTCAAATCTACCTGAAGATCAACTTCAAGTAATCCGTAATCTCGCTTCATGTGACATTCGTGACATCAAAGAGTCATCAGAAGATGTACCAGAACATCTCAAGGCTCGCGTATGCCAATCTGCTGCAGGTTACTACATAGGTACTTTCCACCCAGAGGAAGGTCCATATGACCGTTACAGCGAGTACTACGGCACTCGTGAAGAAGCTGAGGATCATCTCAAGAATCACACTTGGATTCCTCGTTAACAAGATGCTTTAGCATCAAACTGAAGTTTAGTATTTTGTCTTATCTTTCATGTACTTAGAATATGTTCCCTTAATGGAGGGGGGTGTACCTCTAAGTATGTGTTAGATGGGACATCATACATCATCACTCTAAGTTACACTTAAGGACACTTTAGTGTCTAACCAAAAGGTTAAGGATCACTTATGGAACTCATTATCTTACTCTTAATGTTCATTGGTCTAGGATACATTGTTAGATCATGTCAAGATCACCAAATACCATCTATTGGTTGGATTGGAGGTGTACTTGGTGTGGTGTCTCTAGGCATACTTACAATTGCTCTTCTTGGTCTACTTCAAGGATTATTGTAATATGTGTACAGATCAACAACTGTTAGACAATCTCAGACTAGATCTAGAGATGTTCTCTCATCTCATGTCTAGATTCCAAATAGCTGAGACTAAAATACGTATCAAATATCTAGAGGATAAACTCAATGGATAAAACAAAATACTTTGTTGTAGACAAAGATGGTAAGGTTATAGCTTACAGCACAGACTACAAACATCTCTCTGATATTGTAGCTCAATGCTCATCTCTCACCATCGTGGAGGTTTCACATGGATAAACGTTACAAACTCTCTGATGAGGATGTACAAATGATCTTTCAACTCGATGCAGAAAGACATGCAATGAGGGAACGTATGAAATCTCTCACTGTAGATGCTATATGCAACAAGTTTGAGATCTCTCATTCATACTACTACTACCTACTCAATGGTACTAATCGTAGTGGTATCTCACTCAACTCTTAGTCACTCTCTGCAGCCTAGCTTCGCGTCGGCTGTTAACTGGAAATGTGAATCTCGGTTCACTCTCAAATCACTCATGCATATCCAAGGGGAATATTATGCAAAAACGTAACTATCGTGTAGATAACGTAGAACTCAACTGGGCTAAACTTGACAAGCCTGTTGCACCATTCGGTACAGAACAGTGGGAGCTACAGATTGCCACTACTGATAAAGCTGTTGCAGATGAACTCTCAGCAAATCACCTCACTGTCAAAGAGCGTGATGGCAAGTTCACTGTCTCTCTTAAGCGTAAAGCTAAGAAAGCGGATGGCACTCCGAACAAACCAGTGCTTGTTGTAGACGCTGCTACAAAAGAGTTAGATCCTGCTATCATCGGCAATGGCTCTATCGGCAATGTGCAGTTGTTCCAATATCCTTATGACACCGCAGGTCGCAAGGGTATTGCCACACAACTTGTAGCAGTGCAGGTTGTACAACTTGAGGAATACAACCCAGCAGGTGGCTTCTCAGTCATCGAAGGGGCAGATGCCTCAGATGATGAAGGTGACATCGCAGTCATGTTCTAACACACTTAGGGGAACTCTAGTGCAATGCTAGGGTTCTCCTAATATTTTTCACTCTAACCGACATCGCGGGGGTATCTTGATTGTACACAAACCACCTGCCTTAGCCTATTTCCTTGCTACTCCATTCCTAGTCTTAGGTTATGCAGCTGCATGGATTTGTAATAAAATTCTACCAGAAGATGTATTCTTTATCGACATGAATGATCGAATAGAATTTGAATCAGAAGAAGAATACCAAGACTACTTCAATGATGAGGATGATGATGACTTTTACAAATAGTCAATTTGCATACAACCTTCGTGGTGTGTATGAAGAAGAATATGGTGACGAAACCTTAACCAAAGAGGTTATCGAAACCATCGTCAGTAACTATGAACAGCAATGTGCTTCTCATGGTTTATCACCAATGGATATTGTGGGACAATCACGTATCCTATTCAAGACCTTAAACTGGTCTTCTAACTACAATCGTAACATTGCTTGAGGGCAACAACATGAAATTCAATGAATTCCTAAACTTTGTACTAACTGGTAAACATTCAGATCGTACACCAAACCTTGTAACTTCTGACGTGCAATTCCGTCGTGTCACCAGTCGTTATGCTCATAAAGGTACATTCTCAAGCAACAAAGGCTATTTGTCCGTAGCACGTTGTACTAAAACTGGTAAGTTCATCAGCACCAAGTAAGTGGAGCTGTTAGCCACTGGAGGCGTTATCCCGTTGACCATTCTCGGGATAATGCTTTACAAAAACTTCAACTAAATAGAGGATATAATGGATACAACGTACTGGAAAGACAAAGTTCAACGTAATATCAACGAACTACATGATGATCATGTAAAAGAAAGTGTGCTACGTATCTACAAGATTCTCAAGAATGTCATGCAGCAATGCAACGACAAATACGATTCGGAGCTACAAGATATCTACGACACTTATGCCGACGGTATCACTTACAAAGACTTCTCGCACATGGAACTTATTGCGACAGTAAACTTTAAAAATGATCTGGAAGATCAACTCAAAGAACTAATCAATGAGGCATTCTAATGCAAACTGTAACATTGTCACCACATGTTTCAACCATGTCGGGTAAACTTAATGGTATTCCTGCTATCAACACTAATACCGTAACTAACTCATTCTGTCAGAAGATGCAGCAGAGCGATAGTATCTGCAAGGATTGCTACTCTCAATCTATGTTGACAAAATCACGTAAGAATTGTCAACCTGCATTCCAACGTAACTCAGATCTGTTATCGTCAGATGTACTTCCACTCAAATCGCTACCTGTCATCAATGCTTCATGGTTTCGATTCAATGGTCACGGTGAGCTTATCAACATGACTCACCTCTACAATCTATCTAACATTGCTTGGAAGAATCCACAGACTACATTTGCGTTATGGACAAAACGTAAAGATCTTATCAAGAAATATCTTGACAAAGAGAGTTTCTTCCCTAAAAACTTAATACTTATTTACTCTAATCCTAAAGTAAATACAATCATACAAGTACCTAAATATTTCGATAAAGTATTCAATGTACTTGCCAAAGATAATCCAGTAGAAGGTAACTGTACTGGTCAAAAATGCATGGACTGCTTACGTTGCTACCGTCATGAAGGCGATAGTATTATCAATGAACACATCAAAAAGAGATAAACATGCGTGTAGACAAAATGATTGAACTACTTCAAAAGTGGTACAAGCCAGAAGATGAGATGGTATTCTTGTGGTGGGATCGAGATTCATTCGATGATAGACACCAACTAACAACCAATCAATGGTCTGACATGGCTGACTATCTCGAAGACCTCGACTACTCCACAATCCATGACACTTTGTACTGGCACTACGAAGACTATTTACCAATACTAACTGCAGGAACTTATCATGACTTCCCTGAATGATCTATTCAATGACCTCAAAAACTTACCTGATCGCCTACATGATTCTGATGTAGAGATCGATAACGATGGAATTACTGTATCTGAATTCAACTATGATTCAGTATATGGTGTATCTGTCTCTATTGACAGCTTAGTCGAAGTATACCAAATCAATGGTGAACCTGCTAAGAATATCCTTATCATGCCAGAAGATAAGTTTGATGAAATCATCGACTTAATGGAAATTGAGCTAAGAAACAGCTTAGACATGGAACGTATCAAACACACTGTTGATGACATCACCAGAGCAACTACTAACTTACGTGTACTACTTGGAGTAACAAATGCAGATCATTCTGAACGGTGAACACTACCCAGAAATCAACAAAGATAACGCTATAGATTATCTTGGTATGATTCCTTTCTGGGTTCAAGAGTTTGAGCAGGTATTCGATGCAGATACTGTTGATGATATTGGTGACTTAAAAAGTTTCCTTGAAGACAAGTATGGCTTTGGTAAACTGTATGAGATGGAAGGTTCAACTGTAGGACTAGATGGTGAATGGATCTCATCTCATGACGATGATCCTGACATCCACCCTTACGCTATGTACCCAACTGACTTTGGTTTCATGTACCAATATCCATATGGAGTAGTAGCTATTCCAATGGATAAGCCAGGTGATTACTTCATAACACGTATGGACTAATTATGAAATGGTTACTTATCTACATCGCACTTACTGGAGATCGTGTTGATGTCAACAAAATGGCTGCATTCAATTCTATGGATGAATGTTTTGATGCACGAGAAAAGTTTGTAGAAGTCATAGGTAGACCTATCGTCAACTATCAAGCTATCTGTATTATCCAAGAGGATTTCTAATATGGCTAACCATGTATCAAACTACATATCTGTCTACGGCAATGATGATGCACTAGAAGCATTCATGACTATCTGCAATCGTGTATCTGATACTGATCCTGATGCTGCTGAAAGCTATAACATTGGTGATGCATCTTACATGCGTAAAGATCGTCTTAACATGCCCAATGCAAATGAGCACAACTACAACTATGAGTATTACCTCAACGAAGTAGGTGCTAAGTGGGCAGACTTAAATGAGTATGACGAAGGCTACGCAATGCTGACTTCTGCTTGGGGTGGTCTCATCCCTCTTGCTGCATACATCTCAGAAGAGATTGCTGAAGCTGATCCTAACTCATATATTACATTGACTTGTGAAGATGAGATGCCTAACTGGTTCAGTGTTCATGCATTCCACAAAGGTGAGCAGTATGACTATGTAGAGTGGGATTGGGATGATCTAGTCAACTCAATACTCGATAACTACTCAGATAAAATTGCACCTAAAACTCAGGACATCGATGATTGGACTGATGAAGAACGTGACTTCTTATCTGATGTACAATACGAAGAGATGCAAGATCTACAAGATCAACAACTTAACAGTATCCGTCAAGCTCTAGAGTATGACATCGAGCAGGTGGCTAACGCACACACAGTTGGTTGCTGATGCTGTCATTTCCTAGAATCAACTTTGATTATATCCTAGCATATGATCGCTCAGAATGTGTAGGTGACATTCAGCTATTCAAAAAAGAATACGCTGACTACTATTGGGAAGTTACCTATCGGGATAAACGTATCAATATCAAATTCAAAGATATTCGTGATGCTAAACGATTCATGGAAAATAAACGCTTAGCAGAGTATGAGGACTAATATGTTAGTATCTTCTTTCTCAGTCAAACTTCATGATGCCATAGATCATTGGCAGCGACGTATTCGCTATCAACTTACCAATGATGATGTGTGGGATGAGTGTGGTAACATTCGATCAGAGTCTTGGTTGGAATACGAACTCAATGGATTCTACCAGACAATGATGTCTTTCCTAACCAAAGATGAATGGGATGATCTCAAAGAACATTTTGATCTATACGCTAGATCACTTCGAGATGCACACCAAGAAAAGTCAGAATTACCTCCATCACTCAAAATGGAATATCAAGAAGACTATGACATGACGTAAATACTTAGAGGTACTAGGGGTAACTCCCTAGTATCTCTTTGTTATTTTTACCTAACCGACATCGCGCTCAAGCGTTCTCTCGGTTCACTTGCAGTTATTTTTAGTCAACCGACATCGCGCTCAGTCACTTGGGAGCCTTGCTTCGCGGCGGCTTTTGTATGCAAATCAAACACTTAGAATATGTTCCCTTATAGGAAAGAAACAAACATGGGAGGTTAAACACATGGCATACAATCCTAAATCTCTGGATAATCTAGCTCCAAAGATTACTAAACTAAATGCAGCGGATATGCAAAAGAAATCCGTAGCATCCCGTATGGCTAATAAAGAAGCACGGGAAAAACTTAAGCTCACTGCTGCAGAACTTAAGGTTGACGTAGATGAGTTAACCCAGGATGTGTCTGCCATCGGTGTGTTAAAACTATCAATGTTAAAAGCTGTACAAGCAGAAGACTATGAAGAAGCTTCACGTCTAGCAGCTATACTAGCAGAATTCGAGCAACCTAAACTTGCGCGTGTAGATCAAACTAACACTGAGATTAGTACGGATGAAATGACAGATGAAGAACTCGACGCAAAACTACGTGAGCTTGGACTCAAAGATTAAATATGTATTAGAAGCATCTGAGGATGCTAAAGATCAACTAGATAGTATGTACCACAAACACATGATTACAATGGATGATTATGTTGACATACTAGATCAGGTGTTGAATCAGACTGCTTCTATGATACAGAAACTGAGGACAAACAATGACAGAAGAAACTAAAGAATGTGCTATGGGTCATTGCCACAACCAGACACCATCGATGCACAAAGATATATGTAATGAGTGTTATAATAAATTTCAAGGTGAACTTGGTCTTTTAATGAGTCGTGTAGTAGGTAAAATGATTCTTCGTGCTAAAGACAGAAATAAATGGAATGTGGATATAGATAAATACGATATTTACAGAGTGTGGTCTGAAGATAACAAATGTCCTATATTAGGCACTACATTTACAATTGGTGGAAATAGAGGTACAAGCCCTAGTCTAGATCGTATAGATCCAAATAAAGGTTACACACCAGATAACATACAAATCATATCTAATCTTGCCAATACAATGAAATGTAATGCAACGGATAAAGAGTTGTTGAAGTTTTGTACATATTACTTACGATACCACTATGATAAATACAATGAGGAATTAACAAATGTCTGAACTAACATACCGTGAAGTATGTGATGCAGTGGCTAAAAAGAACCAAGCTAAACGTACCCAAAAGAGGGATGATCGTACCCAATTTGGGGCTGATAGTACACAGATTGGTGGTAGCCACTATCAAAAAGATATTCAACCTTGGGATTATATGAAAGCAGTAATGTCTGAATATGAATTCCTAGGTTACCTGCGTGGTAATGTAATAAAATACATTAGTAGGTACAAAGATAAAGGTGGTGTAGAAGACTTACGTAAGGCTCAACACTATTTAACTAAACTAATAGAGGAAGAGCTATGAGTGAAGATGGTGAAACTGACGACATCAATTACTTTGAAGGTTGGACAGATGAAGAAATGGAAGAAGTGTTAGATGAACTTCTAGAACTTGATCCTGAATATGATGTTGAATGGGTTATTGAAGTTGACCCTGAAGATGATGATATAGATTATACATATGAACATGCAGGAACTACATTACATTAAGGAGGACATATGCCTTTTGTATTTGGTAAGATCAATGGATTGATTGCTAAAGTAGCTTACCTTTGGGAAACAATTCGTAAACAAAAAGGTAGAAAGAAAGAGGTTGCTAAAGAAATTATTAAACGCAACTTAAAGAAAACTATTCGGGAGCTTGAAGAACTACAATGAAAGTAGAGTTTTATTCTGAAGAAGCTTGGAAAGCTGCAGTAGCAGAACTATCTAAGACATCAGTAGATTTTTCTACAGGAACAATTGAAGACATGTATATTATCATACACAATGAAGAAAACCTACACTTAACATATGGGTGGAGCTATGTATAACGGAAGTAATACACCTAAACGTAAAGGAGCAGATGATGAAGCTTACGCAGAAGGATGGGATCGAATCTTTGGAAACAAAGACAAACCCACTGAAAAAGTTTCAGATACATCACCTGAAAAGTCAAAGACTAAAAACTCCTAAGTACGAAACATTTTACAAACAAGCATAAGAGGACAATACTATGTTTAACAAATTAGCTAAACGCAACACAGACTTTACTATCGAATCAATTAGCAATGGTTTCATCTTACAAGTAGGTGGACGTAGTGATGATGGTGATTGGATCACTGAGAAAGTACACGTGCCTAGTATCGATGAGTTACTAATGTCAGTACGTGATGTAGTATCAATGCCTGTGGATGAGTGATGAAAAACAAATGGGGTGTAGATCGTTTTGATCTAGAGACTGCTATGATGAACGTAGCTATGACACAAGACGACATTCTATTAGTAGCTGAGATGGCATACGAAATGAATTGGGATGCTGATAAAACAATGAATGCGTGGATTGGTTTAGCTCATTTGCTTGAAGCACGTACATTAAAGCAGGAACAAATATTTGAGAAGTTGCATGAGTTAAATGACTATGCACCTCAATATCAAAAAGACTTACGTCCAACCCATTGGGATGAAGACCGAATGGATATCATTGGACAAAACGGAAATGAAGGGGATCATTATGAGGTCTCAAATAACTAAGAGGAATTAAATTATGAAAAAGATTATGATGGCAGTAGCAGTAGTAGCAACATTAGGTTTGGCAGCATGTGGGGGTCAAGCTAAAGCCGACGGTTTTGGTGACTTCTTTAGTAACTTCTGGGGTGATAGCAACAACTCAGCACGAGGTGAAGGTAACGCAGATGCCAAAGCAGGTGGTGAAGGTAAGTTCTCAATGAACTTTGAGGGCAAGGCTATGACTGAAGGTAACATGGATGCAAAAGCAGGTGGTGTTGGTAACAACTCAGCCACAGGTAATGCTCGCAATGTAGATAAATAATTGAGGTAAATATTAATGGCTAAAAAGTCATCCACTGGTGGTTTAAAACTAGGTGGACCACGTAAGATGAAAACCTTTTCAGGTAAAAAATATAAAACTCGCAAAGCGTATCGAGGACAAGGACGCTGAGCATTTCGGGGTAGTGTAGTGCTACCCCTTCTTTATTTAAGGAAACTCAATGAGTAACTTATTATTCGACATAGAAACTGATGGTCTTGATGCAACTAAGATCTGGTGTATTGTAACAATTGACGTAGATACGGAGGAAGTTAATGCGTATGGTCCTGATGATGTTCATAAGGGAATCACTGCCCTTTCTAATAGCAGTCGTCTCATCGGGCATAATATTATTGGCTTTGACATCCCAACTGTAGATCGATTGTACGGCACTAACCTGATGGATAAACCTTGCCATGATACATTAATTATGTCTCAGGCATTACAGTTTAAACGTGGACACAAACATGGTCTTGCAGGTTGGGGTGAACACTTAGGTAACAAGAAGATTGATTACCATGACTGGTCACAATTCTCACAAGAGATGTTAGACTATTGTATCCAAGACTGTAAAGTAAACTTGGATGTGTATCGCAGAGTAAGCAAAGAGTATGCTGCAATATACAAAACTAATCCTCTAATTCAGAAGGGTATGCAAGTAGAGCATTCAATTGCTAAGATGAATACACAGATGCGTGAAGAAGGATGGAACTTCGACATGGATCTAGCTATTCAAACTAAAGCAATGTTTGAAGAACGCATGTTTCAAATTGAAGGTATACTAGAACCTAAACTAGGAAAGACTACTGTCTTCATTGATAAAGAACCTAAGACTCCTAAGTTTAAGAAGGATGGCACATACAATGCTGTAACGTGTCGTATTCTTTCTGACTACTTTGGTTGTGAAGTTAAGCCAACAGACACACAACTGATGGCTCCAGGCACTCAGTTCCAACGTAAGCGTGAGGAACAGATCCGATTAGGTCAGACTGCACTAGTTAAAGATTGGTTATTAGAACAAGGGTGGAAACCAGATGACTACACACGTAAGAAAATCAATGGTAAATGGGTAAACCAAGGTCCTAAGTTTACAGAAACATCTCTCCAAGCATTCGGTAGGGATGGTGAACTACTCTCTGAGTACTACACCTTGCGTAATCGACTAGCTGTAATCGAAGGTTGGTTAGATCAAGTCAAGGATGGTAGACTGCATGGCAACATGTGGACCATAGGAACGCCCTCAATGCGCTGTAGACACGAAGTAATCGTTAACCTACCCTCGGTATCTACCCTATACGGAAAACCGCTTAGGGAGATGCTCAAGGCTGATGAGGGGGATGTTATCGTGGGGTGTGACTCAGCAGGTAACCAACTGCGTGGTCTAGCTCACTACATTGGTAACCCAGACTTCACTAATGAGATCATTAACGGGGACCAACACCAACGAAATGCTGATGCTTTGACTAAGGCTGCAGGATTTGACATATCTCGACAGACATCTAAAGGATTCCTGTATTGTTACATGTTCGGTGGTGGTGATGCTAAACTAGGTGAGGTACTTCGAGGTTATCGAGATGCTAAGCTAGGTGCTACCTGTAAAGCTGCATTTGCTAAGGCAATCCCTGGATTGAAAGAACTTAAAGATCGAGTCGAAGGTGAGTGGGCAGAGCATGAAGCACGTCAAGGTGTAGGTTGGGTCAAAGGTTTAGATGGTAGACCTATCTTCGTAGATGGTAGTCATCAAGTACTCAACTACTTACTGCAAACAGCAGAGGGTATTACCTGTAAAGCTGCCTGTATGTGTGTGCTAGATAAAGTAAAAGAAGAAAACCTACGAGCTAAACCACGTATCTTCTATCACGATGAGATGGCATTTACTTGTCACCCAGATGATGCTGAACGACTAGGCACTATCATGAAAGATGCATTTACTGAAGCACCTAAATGGTTTGGTGTAGAATGTATGGATGGTGGTGATTATGTCATCGGCTCTAGCTACGCAGATGTACACTAAGGAGGACGCATGTACACTATAATTGACGCAGATAGTATTCTGTTTAAGGCTGCTGTAACAGCTAACTCTAACAAAGATATCCGAAAGAACATCAAAGATATCATGTTGAACATTGAAGGTCAGTGTTTTATGGGTGAACCACGTGTTGCAGTTAAAGGTAAAGGTAACTTTCGATATGATGTATATCCTGACTACAAGTCTAATCGACCTCCGATTGCTGAGGATCTAAAGAAGAAACTTAACTACGCTCACAATCACATGATAGAAAAGTATAACGCTATCCAAGCAGATGGTATGGAAGCTGATGACTTATGTTCTATCTGGTGTTGGGAGTGTATCAACAAGGGTGAACAGTTTATCTTAGCCCATATTGATAAGGATCTAAATCAAATCCCAGGTCCACACTACAACTACAACAAAGATCTTCACTATCACATGGAACCTGTAGATGCATATAAGTCATTGATGTTACAATGGTTAACAGGTGATACTTCTGATGGTATTCCAGGCATTAAAGGTATTGGTCCTAAGAAAGCTGAGAAGATTCTTGAAGGTGTAAAGACTGAGGATATGGAAAGAGTTGTACGAAAAGCGTATGCTGATAATGGATACCCAGATGGTATAGCAACTAGAGATTACAAACTACTATATATGCTACAATCTTGGGAGGAATTTAATGAGTACAACAAAGAAGAACCAGAAGAAACCAAAGACGATGACTCACAAGATCCAAGTGAAACCCCTGTCGACGAATGCGATGTGGGGTTGGAAGGGCAAGAGGAAGTTCAAGTCGACGGAGTATCTGGAGTATCAGAACGAGATACGTGATACTATATTAAATATAGATGGGGATAAGTTTGAGTGGTGCTTCGGTGATAGTCAGGTCTGTTTTGATATTAGAGCAGGTCTGTCTAACCGAGGTGCTGACTTAGACAATTGTATTAAACCACTCTTAGATACATATCAAAGTATGTATGAAGAGTTTAACGATAACAAAGTCTATCATATTACTATGGAGAAATTCATAGTTAAGAAAGGTGACGAGTATTTAGAGGTCAAGATAGAAGAATATGTCAAGGATAACGACAACGAAGAAGACATACACAGTTGATTACCCTGCTGCAGTAGAGTTCAGAAACAAACAAGCTAATATTTTCTGGACACCTGAAGAGATTAAAGTAGGTAAGGATAAACAGGATATCCTAGTTAACATGACAGAATCAGAACGTCATGGTGTAATCACTACCTTAAAACTATTTACTAAGTATGAACTAATTATTGGTGAAGAGTTCTGGATGACTAAGGTAATGGATAACTTCCCACGACCTGAGATACAATCTATGGCATCACTATTTGGTGCTATTGAATTGTCAGTACATGCACCATTCTACGCTAAACTAAATGAGGAACTTAACCTTGCAACAGATGAATTCTATAATTCATACACTGAAGATCCAGTTCTTAAAGATCGTATTGATTTTCTCGATGACATACTTGCAAGTGAAGATCTGCCTTATGCGATGGCTGCATTCACTTTTATTGAGGGTGCAGTCCTTTACTCAAGCTTCGCTTACCTCAAGCACTTCCAAACTGCAGGAAAGAACAAACTCCTTAACGTGGTATCAGGTATTAACTTCAGTGCCAGAGATGAGGCGTTACACGCTGAAGGGAGTGCATGGCTTACGCGAACGCTTATCCAAGAGATGGGAGATCAAATAGATCTTGCTGAGTTTGAGAAGAAAGTAAAGCTAGTAGCTAAGAAAGTATATGAGCACGAGCAAAAGATCATTGAGAAAATCTTTGAGAAAGGTGACATCGATGGTATTACAGAAGCACAACTAGATGCTTTTGTTAAATCACGTATTAACATTTGTATGCAGAACTTAGGCTTTAAGAATCTGTATAAAGTAACACACAACCCAATTGCTGAAACATTCTACAAGAGCATTAACGGATATGCAATGAATGATTTCTTTGTGTCAATTGGTAACCAATATGAGAGGAGTTGGACAGGCGATGGCTTTGTATTCTAAGTTATCTGAAGAGCGTAAGCGTTTACAAGAAGAGGGTCTATGCCCTGAATGGTACACCACAGGTGGGTGGCAGCTATTCAAAGAGAAGTATTTATATCAAGCAGAGAATCCTAAAGAACAATACATGCGTATTGCTCATACGTTAGCAGCTCATACCCCTGATCCAGGAGAATGGAGGATTAAGTTCTATGAATTGCTTTGGAAAGGATGGTTGTCGCCTTCGACTCCCGTCCTTGCGAACATTGGTACGACGAGGGGGCTACCTGTTAGCTGTGCAGGTAGTTATATTGCAGATAGCATTGATGATATATATTCTGCTAAACGGGAAATAGCAGCACTAACTAAGAACGGGTTTGGTACAGCATCATATCTTGGTGACATCAGACCACGTGGATCAGAGATTTCAGTAGGAGGAAAATCATCAGGTGTCTTACCAGTTATCAAAGGTTTCCAACACGATATGGAATACGTTGCACAAGGAACAGCACGTCGTGGATCGTGGGCGGGTTATCTTCCGATGGATCATGGCGACTTCTATGAAGTTTGTGACCATCTCCTTCATAACCCTGATGGCAATAACATTGGGTGGTGTGTTGATGATGCTTTTATTAATAAGCTTGAGCATGGAGAAGATGATGCAACAGCTCGCTACAAGAAAGCAATGTATACAAAGATGGTTACAGGCAAAGGTTACTTCTTCTTCCCTGATAAAGCGAATGCGAAAAGACCAGAGTGGTACGTAAAGCATGATCTAGATATCAAGTCACCACAACTGTGTGCTGAAATCATGCTGCACTCTGATGAAAATCACACCTACACTTGTGTACTATCATCTATGAACCTAGCTACATATGACGAATGGAAAGATACCGATGCAGTATTCAATGCTACTGTGTTCCTAGATGCTGTAGCTCAAGAGTTCCTTGAACGATCTAAGAACGTAGCAGGTCTAGAGAAAGCATGGACATTCACTAAGAAATCTAGAGCATTAGGTCTAGGTGTCTGTGGTTTCCACACCCTACTGCAACAACGTCGTCTACCATTTGGTGGCTTTGAATCTATGGTACTAAACAATGAAGTGTTTAAGAAACTAGATGATGAATCAAAGCGAGCATCACGTTGGGTAGCAGAACACTATGGTGTGCCTGAGTGGATGGAAGGATACGATATGGCTAACACCCATCGTATTGCAGTAGCTCCTACTAAATCTACAGCACTAATCATGGGTGGTATATCAGAAGGTATCAACCCAGACACAGCTATGGTATTCACACAACGTACAGCAGCAGGTGAAGTTGATCGAGTCAACCCTGTTCTGTATGCACTAATGCTAGAGCGTGATGTGTATAACAAAAGAACAGTTGAACGTATCCGTGACAACATGGGTAGTGTTCAAGAAGAAGACTGGTTAACAGATGATGAGAAAGAAGTATTCCGTACTGCCTTTGAAATTCCTCAGAAGTCTGTAGTACAGATGGCATCAGCACGAGCCAAGTATATTGACCAGTGGCAATCATTAAACCTATTCTTCTCAGCAGAAGAAGATGAATCTTATATTAACGAGGTGCATAAAGAAGCATTCCTTGATCCTAACATCTTAGCTTTGTACTATGTGTACTCTAAGGCAGGTGTTCAGGCATCTAAAGATGAATGCTTAGCGTGTCAATGATATGAAAATTAAACCATATAATTATCAAGATATGTCAGCTAAAGAACAAGAGACATACGATTCTAAATCTCTCAAGCGTGAAGAACGCTTAACTAAAACAATGAAGAAAAGATCTAAGAGGTTAACTAAGGATGAAATCTTCGAGCGCAAATGGAACTAACTCTCCAATTGTATTAACAAGACAACCATGTAAAGCTTGTGGCAGCAGTGATGCACGAGCAATCAGAGAAGATGGTAGCAGCTACTGCTTCTCTTGTAACACTAACTTTAAATCAGAGGACACCCAAATGGGAGTTGTAAACAATGTTAAATCCAATCCCTTCATCAGTACTGATAGACTCTCCGATATTACTAACTACGCTAGTTATAATATTAGCAGCCGTGGTATCACTAAACGAGTCGTAGATCACTTCGGTGTGAAGATGGAGGTAGATGAAGATGGCAAACCTGCTGCTCACTACTATCCATATACTAAGAATGGTACAGTTGTAGCCTACAAGAAACGTGCATTACCTAAAGACTTCTCTGTTGTAGGTGACTTCAAAGGTGTAGAACTATTTGGTCAGAATGTAGCAGGTGGTGGTCCTAAACTAGTAATCACTGAAGGTGAGCTAGATGCGATGACTGTAGCTCAATCTATGTACGAGAAGTACAATCGATTCTACCCTGTAGTATCTATCCCTTCAGCTTCAATGACTAAATCAATCCTTGAGAATCGTGATTGGGTACGTCAGTTCAAAGAAGTTGTGTTGATGTTTGATCAAGATGAAGCAGGTCAGAATGCAGTAGAGCAAGCAGCAAAGATTATTGGTGCTGATAAAGTAAAGATTGCTAAGCTGCCTGTTAAAGATCCGTCAGAGTTGTACCTACAAAGTGGAGCACTGGCTGTCAACACAGCTATCTGGGATGCACAATCATATTGTCCTGCAGGTATTGTTGTAGGTGAAGCTGTATGGGATAAGTTTAAAGAACGTCAGAATGTAGAGTCTGTACCATACCCTGATTGCTTAAGTGGTTTGAATGAAAAGTTAGGAGGTATTCGTCAAGGTGAGATTACTCTATTCACTAGTGGTACTGGTAGTGGTAAATCTACTGTCATTAAAGAGATCGTTCTTGATCTATTGGATAAGACTGAAGATAAAGTCGGTCTCATTTCTTTGGAAGAATCTATCGGAGATAGCGCAGAGAAGTTCATCAGCATGGCACTTAAACGACCATTACATGGACACCCTCCAGTTACAGAAGAGGAACTACGAAGAGGATATGAAAAGGTGTTTAAGGATGAAAGACTTGTTCTCCTCGATCACCAAGGAAGTGTATCTGATGATTCGCTCCTCGATAAAATTGAATACATGGCGTTGATGGGGTGTAAGTACTTAGTGCTTGACCACATTACTATTGCTGTATCAGAGGGTGCTGAGGGTCTATCTGGTAATGAAGCTGTAGATAAAGTTATGTCTGACCTATTAAAGATTGTAAAGAAACACAATGTATGGTTAGGTCTTATCTCTCACCTACGTAAAGCACTAGGTGGTAGATCATTTGAAGAAGGTCAGCTTGCATCTATCGATGACATCAAAGGTTCTGGTTCTATTAAACAGATTAGCTTTGACATCATTGCATTTGCACGTAACCTAGTAGCTCAGAATGACACTGAGCGTAACACAATTCAATTGCGTGTACTTAAGTCACGATTCACAGGTAAAACTGGTGATGCAGGTAGCGCATTATATAATCCAGAAACTACACGACTGTCAGGTACAGGTGGTTTCACATATAGTTGAGGACTGATATGAGCTTAGAACTCATTCAAGGTTACATTAAGGGGAAGCTTACTCAAAGAGGTAAGCCTTCCTTTGGTGTAGCATTCTTAAAAGATTATGGTGATGTAGATTCTATATTACCACAGACAAGTGTGATTGCATACGACATTATAGGTCATGCATTTACACGAGATAAAACTGATGATCCAGTAGGAACAGCTAAGCTCACTCAAGTATCCACTAAGATAGGAGTTGAGATAGCTCGACTCTTGTACGATGATGAACTCCAATGGAATGATCATGTACGTATTGGTGATTTGTATATAGAAGCATTCTATCAAAATGAATACATCAACATTGAACGTAGAGTGTTAGGTAAAAAGAAAGTTAAGAATAAAGAAAAGGAAGAAGTAGATGTTGTAGACTCTATCACTATTCTTACAGTAACTGATAAATGGGTTAGGGATTTTGGTCAGATGCCAGAAGAACTATCCAAGTATAGGCTACGAGGTACAGTCTTTGATAGACCTAAAGACGTACACGGTGTGATGCAACGTGTAGAAAGAGATGGTGAGATTGTAGGACGCTACCCAATTGTTAAGGGGTGGAGCTTTGATCAGCATGAGAAGTGTGCAAGCCTAAAGGATATGCCAGCTATGAAGGCTATAAACCATTTACAGCAGACTCCTTGGCGTATCAATGAAGAAGTATTCAATGCACTTAAACTACAGTCAGAGAAGATTGTAACTGATGTACCATGTAAAGATAAACATGAAGAAGAACGTAGACGATCTAAGAAGATTGAGTTGGACTTTACTCTAAGTAAAGCTGAGATGTTATTAGGTAAGAAGTTCTACTCACTCATGGACTTTGACTATCGAGGTAGAGTCTACAATAGAGAGACAATGTTTAACTTCCAAGGTTCTGATACAGCACGAGGACTCTTCTTATTCCATGAGAAGAAAGCTGTAGATGAACGTGGGTTTGATTGGATGTGTATCCACGCAGCTAGTTCATTTAATCAGAGTTATAAGATAGATCAGATCCCTGAATGGTGTAGTGCAGATTATAAATCCTATTTAGAATCAGAAGGTCTTGAAGATATCTCTGTAGATAAGATGGTGTTAGCTGATCGTATTGAGTGGACAATGCAACACTTAACTGAGATTCAATTAACAGCTGAGTTGAATAACATACACATGAATGCAGAGAAACCTGTAAGTTATCTTGCTGTGTGTCATGAGATTAACAACTACATTATCTCAGATGGTGTGTATTACTCTGGTCTACCTATCCCAATCGATGGTAGTAACAACGGGTGGCAGCACTTAGGTGCTATCTCTAAAGACTATCGTACAGGTGAACTTGTAGGTCTTGTACCTGTAGACATACAACAAGATTTCTATGTTCAAACAGCAAAGAGACTCATTAGTATTACTAAAGATGAATCTAGATCTGACATACTGAGTCGTATGCCTATGAAGAAGATACGTAAAGGTATATCTAAACGTGGTAGTATGACACGAGCTTACTCTGCAGGTGCTCAGAAGATTGCTGAGAACATGGTGAATGATCTACGTAAAGAAGGTATGGATAAACAGTACTGCATCGATGATAAAATGTGTATGGGATTCTCAAGAGATTTAATTAAAGCAATTGAGATGACATGTACTGGTCCACTAAAGACTATGAAGTATCTTCAGAAACTAGCAGCAGCTATTGTAGAAACAGATGACAACATCAGGTGGGTAACACCATCTGGTTTCTTTGTTGAATACTACAACTATCATACTAAGTCTATAACCCAGAAGGGCACAATAGCAGGTTATGGTAAACGTGGTCTGATTACACACAGAGCTGTTGTTGAAACAGACTCAGTAGACAAACGAGGATTTGCTTGTGGTATCTCTCCAAACTATATCCATAGTCTTGATGCAAGTCACATGGCTTTGGTTATTGCTAACTGGGGTGGTGCCTTTGGTGCTATCCATGATAGCTATTCTACACATGCTAGTGAAGTAGATGATCTACTTGACTTAACTAAACATATATTCGTACAGATGTACGATCAGGATAACTACTATGAAGTTATTGAACGTAGCATATTAAATACCTATGAAGGAATTATAGAAAGACCTGAGTTAGGTACTTTAGATATTAATAAAGTAAAGAAGTCAGACTACTTCTTTGCGTGACAGGAGGTATAATGTCAAAGAATTATAACATCAACACACTCAAAGGTCTTACTAATTATGACGACATGGATGTGTGTCAAACTCTAGGATTCCCAGAACGTATTGCATACACTGTGGATATTATTCAAGCACAACTTGATCGTGATGTAGATCCTAAACTTCACAAAGAACAAATACAAAAACTAAAACCATACTTAGATAAACCTGATTATGATAAACTAATCAAGTAAAAAATAAACCCCCAAGATAGTCCTAATGGATTACCTTGGGGGTATTTTTTTTTATCTCTTAATGGTCATGATATTGTGCTATCAATTCACCTTTAGCTATCTGAGATTTAACTTTAGCTTTTAATTCAGCTTTACGTTTCTCTGTAAGCTTAATCATGTAGTCTAATCTGCCTTCAAGATTAAGAAGTTTAAACATCTGTAAGTAGAATACTTTTATATCACGCACAGGAACCATGCCGTATGACTGACTGTTTAAATTACTAGCCTTCATAATACTTAAAGCAAACTGCTCAGCTTCTAACCAACGATCCATACCATCTCGATATCCATTCAAGTAAGGTGTGAGCTTAGCTATCTTCTTAACTAATCGTTTAGGTGCTCCTTTCTTAGTCACACCATCTTCATCACTTAACAATGAATCAATCATCTTGTAATCACTAAGGTTAACACGTGCATCTTTAGGCATATCTTTAAATGATTCTTCAAATGCAGCTTTAGCTCTCTTGTAAGCTCGCTTAGCTTCTTTCAAGTATGACCACTCCATATTGATATCAAACCAGTTATTATTAACTTCATTGTAAAGAGTATCTAAACTACCAATATCAGTCTTGAATGCATCATACACTTGCATAACATAAGGGTTACCTTTAGTGTTAGCATTAAGTTTATCCCAAGACTTACCTGAGAATACTGATACAACTGTTGCTCCATCAACAGATTGGATAGGACCTACAGCAGCAGCACCCCACGCAGCACCACCAACTTCTTCATAGAACTCACGATAACCAATTCCTTCTTTAACATCTGTAGCTTTACCTGTCTTATCTATAAGCTCAGCGTCACTTTCCTTTACGCTATAACGAGATCTAGACTTACCTGCAGCAGCGGATGGCTTAGACCCATAGATAAATGCTTTACGCTCAGTACGTTTAGTTTCACCGATAGGGCGAACACCATACTTAACATCAACATCTTTACTAGGATCTCTAACCATACCACCGTAAGACATCCAATGTCCCATAGGTGATCTAATAGAGAATGGTACATCTGCAATTGCACTTAGCGTAGCAACACCCCACATTAAGAATCGAGACTCTACACCTTCAGCAGACATAACCTCTACCATACCTTGTGCATATGTAGACATTAACCAACCGTTATATTTAGCTTTAGTTTCTTTATCTAACCCTGTGAGCCATTGATGTATTGGTGCAATGTGTTTAGTCTTAGCATCTTCTGCAATCAAGTATCCATACTTGTCAAGCAACTCTCCAAATGTTTCCATTAGTTTACCATAACCATAAGTCATAGTAGTCTCTTTATTAAGAGGTCTGTATGAAAACAATACCTTAGCATAAGCTCTAAGCTTTTGTGCATCCTCTGGATCAATAGACCCTGGAATCTTTCTTTCAAGAATACCATTAGGACCAGTAAGAGTTTCAGCTAACACATCACGGATATCCTTATCCTGATCTACTGCATACATAGATCCTTCTGATCTAGTTACACCAACCATATTAGCCAATGTCATATCACCTAACTGCATTGCATTAGCTGCAAGACCATTAGTTTTACCATCAACTGTTGGGTTAATGTATGAGTAGTGTGTACGATTATTACGTTGAGCATCTTGGAACTTTGCAAAATCCATCAGTCCATCAATGAATGCAAAGCCATCTTCACCACGATCATTAACTTCTTCTAGTATCTCCATGTGTGTCTGATTGTTAACATCAAACTCAGGCATAGGAAGTTTAGGGAACTCAGGGCTTTTAGGATTAACACCCTTAGCAATAGCATCAGCTACAGCTTCAACCTGTGCATCATCAATCTTTCCATAGATATTCTGAAGTTCTTTACCCCAAGCTTCAAGCTTAGCTGCTTGATCTTTCATAGCACGTTGACGTTCTTTGCGAGTCATAGCACTAATGCCGTTAAGACCAATAACTAAAGCATATGCATCCCATGCAGTTTCATTAGTAAGTTTAGACCCAGGAACTAATGCAGTAGGTACAGCTGATCGTGTAACAAATCTAACCATCTTACCTGTCATAGGATCAAAGTGTGATTGTTGTACAGCCATACGACCTGCAAAAGATTGTAGGTAATAAGTTAAGTAGTTAGCACTACCACGTTCAGTAGCAATACCAAACAATTGTTGTGCTAAATCATTACGCTTTACTCTGATCTGTTCATCAGCATCATAGTCTGATCTATAGTTAGGATCAGCTTCAACCTTACGTCTTTCATAAGTTTCTGTAGCACGATACTCATTTAGCTTATCACTACCAACACCTGCTGCATTACCAAATGCTTGTAACACAGGATCAGATTCTAACATACTATTGTTAGCAACCATAAGTGCAGGTATCGCAGAAGCTAAGAGTATCTTATGTCGTGTTGTATCAACGACATGAGCTACACTATTCTGGTTATCCATAGCTTCTTCTACACGATCTGCTAGACGTTGAGGACCACCTGTTACACGACGACGCTCAAGTCTAGTATCACCACGTAGCTTTTTCATTGGTAGTTTTTGAGGGCGAATAACTTTACGTTTGAACAAACGCTTACGGAATCCTGCACCTTGCTTTAACATCTCATACATTGCAGGAGATATACCAAACTCAACCTGCTTAGTCTCAGGGTTAACCGTCCGGGTTATCAGCTCCGAACCATCAGGTTGTTTGTTAGCTTCGTAAAAGAATTCCTTAGCCATATCACCTAGCACTGTAGCATCATCACGATTAATATCAGTGTACTGATCAACAGGACGACCTGATTGATAGTTACGTGCTCTCTGTATGTCACGGTATATCTGACGACCTAGCTGTTCATTCTGTGCTGCTTTAGTAATCTTAACATCTTCAGGTTTAGTTGGTACTCTTTGAACATCTTGTTCATCTAGCTTAACAAACTCACCTGCTTCATCCCTGCCCATAAACACTAATGATCGTGGTTGTTCAGCTGCAGTTAATCTAGTCTCACCCTCAGCTACATCAGCAATGTAGTTTTCAGTAGTCATAGATATAATAGCAGCAGCCATAGGATCAATCATATTGATTTCATTATTAAACAATCCCATGTTGGTAAACAATTTATTAATGTTACCACCACGATTTGACACAAGACTTCTCATAGTAGACTCAGGATTACTTAAGTACTCCTGCATACCTACAGCACGATTATTCAAACCACCATCACGTCCTTGTGCTTGAAAAGATCCCTTAACTCTGAAGTCCCAAGGTTGAGTTGTCTCTTGACCTATACGACTACCAGTACTAGAAAACATCCCTGTTTCAGGATCTTGCACCATCTCCATTGGTGACACAGTTTCTTCAGCTTGTTGCCTTGCTTGTTGCTCTTCAATAGCTTGTTGGTTAATAGCCATTAAATCATCTAACGTTGCTGCCTCAGCTTGTTGTTGCTGAGCTAATTCTTCTTCTTTAGCAGCACGTTCTTGTTCATTAATGTATGCATCAAATGAATTTTCTGCAGGACCTACAGCAGATTCAACTAAACTACCAAAGTTATCTAGTGGATTAACTTGAGGTGTGCGTTGTTGTAGTTCTTCTGTTGGTGTAGTTGGGGTATTGACAGTGACGAGTTCATCTTTAACCCCCACTTCCTTACCACTAACTATACGTTTTGACATCAGTCACCTCCAATTAAATCCACTATCTCCTTAGATAATGCTTTGTTACTTGCTGTAAATGGTCCAGTTACAGGACTCATCTTAAAGGTTTGGTACAATCCTTCTTCACCTTCACCTTCAATAAACTTACCTGCAGCTTTACCCATCCGTCCTAGATTAGAAAGCATTGCAGACTCACCTGCTAACGTTGTAGTGAACCAATCAACAGGACCACTAGTACGTTGTTCATAGATAGGGAACATCCACTCTAATGGACGTTCAGCTACACCAATGATACCTGTAGATGTCAATCCACGTTGGATCATTTCATTAGGATCTAAGTATGGATTTGATTCTAAGATCCCAGGTAAATCTTCTTCCGTAAAGATATAGGTAATCTTACCATGCTTGATAAGATCCTTTAGATACTGTGATGCAAAACCTAACATAATCATAGTCATCATCATAGCGTATGTGTTGTACTTCATTGCAGGAGAACCACGACGTAAGTACTCATCATACATACGAGGTATGTGGTTAGCTGAGAATGTAGATATGAAACCTTGGAACTGGTTGAACATTGAGTATCTTGGATCTTGATAAATCAATGGACGGTTAGCAGCTTGAGGTAACACTACAGCTTCATTGATAAAGTTAAAGTATGCTTCACGTAATTGATTACTAACATTAGCTGACACATCACCAGTAGCTTCTATACCACCCTGTAATGCTGCAATAATGTTATCAGTACCTGACAACGTAGTTAACAACTCTCTCATAAACGCAGGATCATCAACAGACAAACCTAAGTTGCGTAGCTTTTCTTTAGCTTCACGTACTTCATTAGTCTCTAATGGGGTGCGAGAAGGAAATG